TGAACGAGGCCCTCGCTTTCTGTGGTAGCGAGTCCGATGCCGAGATTGTACCGTGCGTTCGCCTGTTGTTCTGTAGTGACCGTGTCGATTCCGTAAGAAACATACTTGTCCTCAAGGAAACCACCGAGAAGATCTTCAGGGAGAATCTTTCGCGTTCCTACGGTTTCGTCATCGACCGCTAGATAATCGGTCTGCTCCAGTTCCGTTGTTGCTGTCAGCTGTGTTATTCTCACCGTACCACCTCTTTCAAACGCTCATTCGCGTCAATCTGTTTCGCTTTGAGTTCCCATCCAAACGCAAGGCCGGGAGTCCCATCGACTGTGAACCCGTCCTCGGTGCGCTCGGTCACATAGCATTCACCGCGACCGTATGCTTGCAGGAAGACCTGATATCCTGACCGCTGTATCGTTTCTCCGAAGATGGCTTCAATCGGAACGAATACCGAGCCGTCCGAGCCGATAACCGACTCGCCGATATCGCCGAAGTACGGTTCAGCCGTTTCATAGGCTCCCAACGCACGAACGCCGAAGCTCTGTGTCTTGATGACTCGGTTCTTCGATCCAGACACATCAAGATCACCATCAACGTATACGTTCCCGAAGCTGGCACCCGAATTATTGATTGATGCTGTCGTGCTACCGTATGCGTCCCGGAGATTAAGAACCCCGCCACCGATAGGGTTTGAGAAAATCTCGACTTGAGGGTAGTCGGGATCTCCACCCGTGATGAACATCGATAAACGTGAACCGCCCGGCCTCCATAACGGATCCCCCGCTGTGGCGTACCACTCCGTTTCAAGAGAACACAGCGTGTCATCATTGTAGCGGTGCATGGTCAGTTTCCCGCCATCGAAGAGCAGATAGTTATCTGTTTCCCCGACATCGGGAGAAGTATCATGCTCGACCGTTTTCATCTTTCCGTTCAGATTTACACCCGAAGCGGTAAGGTTGATCACGTTGATGTTCTGCCCGTCAAGCGTTCCCGCTTTGATGAGATTCGCGTTCAGCGTTCCCGTGGTGATGAAGTCCGCAACGAACGCACCGTCAAGCGTCCATGCCGTGGAATACGGGCCGGAAACACCGTTTGACGAGAACCCGATACCGTTAACGTTGATTCTCAAAACGTGGACAGCCTGATCAGGATCTTCGTTATCCGCGATCAATATTTCCGTAGGTTTCCCGTTCGCGTCCTGCTTGATGATCACGTTCCCGCCAAGACCGCCCGTTATCAGTTCTGTAGCGTGATTGATTGCGGCATTCATCTGCGTTGCGAAGTCCTCGGACAGCTTCTCGATCTTGGCATCGGTTTCGCCCGTGATCACATCCGCGAAGCTTGACCGGGCATCACCGAGTTCGATGCTGTCGTATCTGTCCGTGAGCGCGTTATACACGACGCGGATGACCTTTGCGGTCGCGTTCACGCCCAGCTCGTTATAAACGATTGTCACCGTGTCGCAGAGCTTCACCTTTTGCAGAGGCGCGACGGCTGCGTATTCGTCCGTCTGCCAGAGCGGGACGAAGTCCACCTGCAAGTTCTGCTTCGGGATCCACGGCTGGTTATTGTTGAGGAACGTGAGCGCAGCCGCGTTCAGCTGGTCGACCGTCGGCTGTTCTTCAAAGGACTCCGAGAAGTCGCGCACGACGCAGGCAAGATTAAAATAGGCGAACTCGAACGGCGTGCCGTCCTCGTTCGTGATGCGCAGGTTGTTTTCGTTCGTCCAGTAGTCCAGCGTGAGCGGCACGCTCGACCCGACCGTCACGGAACCGTAGACCGTGACCCCTGTTTCCTCGGAGTGCCAGAACGGGACGATGGCGTTGTATACCTCGCCGCTGTCGATCTCGTTCGTGAGGTCGGTCAGGTTCTTCGCGTACCTGATCGTGACCCCGTTGTTCGCGCCGCGATGGAGGTACAGGCGCACGGTCGTTCCGTCCAGCTTGTACTCGCCCGTGCCGTACACGTCGAGGATAGACCCCTCGGAACCGCCGAGCATCTCCCACGCGGAGCGCGGGCTTTCAAGCTTGAAGTTCTTGGTTACGCTTTTATCCGTCCAGAACGTGAACTCGCAGTCGGTCATCGCATTGGACGCGATACCAGCGAGCGCACCAGCGCACGAGGTCGCCTCAAACGGCGCGACGATCACGTTGCGCAGGTCATAGCACAGATGCCGGGCGTTGAACGTGACGATGCCGTTGATCGGTGCGCTCTTGCGATAGATGCGGAACGGCTGCCGGTCGCCGTTCTCGTCATGCGTGACCGAGATGATCATGCCGTCGGTCAGTTCCGAGTAATGCAGACCAGTGATCGGATACTGAAACTCGACCTCGAACATCCCGTTACGCTCTTCGGTGACGAGGCAGCTGATTATATCGGAGAGTCGGCCTATCCCGTTTGACAGGAATGAACGCTCGTTCCGTCCGTATAAGATTGGAATCATAGCTCGAACCACCTCGGCGTGATCTCGACCTTGGTAATCGTGTTATCAAATGATATGTTCGTCGTACCGGGCGCGAGCGTCGGAAACTCGTTGCCCTGAAGCTGCACGACCGCGTTCCCGTTCTCCGTGCCGTGGTAGCAGTCGCCCATCTCGCAGTCGATGGTGATGTCCGTGAACACGTTTGCGATTGTGATCAGCTTGGATCCGATATAGATCTCGCCGTAACCGGTCACCGTGATCAGCGGTTGCGAGGCAAACAGAGTCGGGTTGCTGATGGAGCCGTTCACCGTTAGCGTGGTTTTCTGCGTGCCGGTATTCAGCCATTTCTGCGGCTTGCAGGAAAACATCAGTTCAAACTCGGCTGCTTCGAGGTTCTGGGTCGGCTTGAACTGCGTGCCGCCAACGTACACCGCTTTGCGAAAGTGTGTCGTGTCGTAGGTATCCGAAAGATTCGCGTACCCGACCACGGCGAGCAGCTTCGACTTCAGCTCTTTCGCCTTGTCCACGAGCGAACGCGAGAAGAAGCACGGGTATTTGATGCTCACGTTCTGGAGCCGCTTTGACGGGCCGAGCAGCTCCCCGTCCCGACCGGGTACGGTGATGAACTCGTACTCGCGTTCGGGGGCCGTATAGATCCCCGACCCGCTGATGTACACGTTCAGCGAGCTGCTCGTGACCGTTCCGAAAGTGAATGAATCAGGCATATGCACTCATCCTCTGCTTTTGTACCTGTGCGAGTCTGTACTGGATCTTATCCGCGAGCGCGTTCACGTCCATGCCGTCCGAGGCGTACACGTTGATCGTGATGTCGCCCTGTGACGCGGTCGCGATGTCGCGCATCAGCTGATCACGTCCATAGACGATCTCGCCCGACCCGCCGCCGTCACCGAACCCGCGCCCGCCGACCACCGTCGGAGAGGTGAACAGGTACGGGTTGTCATACGCTTTCCTATACCACTCGACCGAGATCTTCGGCAGCGTGACACCGAGAACCGTCCTGCCGTCCGAAACGCTGAAATGCGGAAGTTTGATCTTCGGGAGCGACCAGTTGAAATTGAAGATATTCTTCAGCCGCCCGACGATGCCAGAGACGTAGTTCCAGATCGTGGTGAATACAGACTTGATCGTGTTCCAGATATTATTGACGAGGTTGGACGCGGTCTGCTTCATGGCCTCCCACGCGCCTTTCCAGTCGCCCTGTATTAGCTTCACGACCGTCTGCACGATGCCTCGGATCGCGTCGAGTACCGTCTTGATTATGTTCTTGACGATCTCGAACGCGCCCTTGATCGCGGGAGCGAACATATTGCAGAACTCCGTCCAGATTCCCTTGATCAGCGAACCGCTCGACTCGAAGTTGATTCCGAGTTCAGCCAATGCTTCTTTGATCCCGGTCACGCACTCGTTCCACGCGGTCTTGATCTCTTCCCAGATCCCGATGATGCTGTTCCTGAACTCCTCGTTCGTGTTCCATAGCGTGGTTATGATCCCGACTATCGTTGAGATCGATACGATTATGATCCCGATAGGCCCGGCGAGCGCGGCGATGACCGGCGTGAGCGTGCCTATTGCGGAAATGACCGAACCGATGATGATCAGCAAAGGCCCGATAGCCGCGACCACCAGCGCGATTGTAGCGATCGTCTGCTGCTGCTCCGCGTCGAGCGAGTTGAACCACGTCACGACGCTCTGGATCGCCTCGGCGACCTTGGATATGACAGGCGCGAGTGCTTCGCCGAAGCTGACCGCCGCCACGTCGATGGAGGACTTCAGCTTCTCAAGCGAGCCGCCGAACCCGCCCATCATGGCGTTCGCCATCTCTGCGGTCGTGCCCTCGGTCTGGAGTGCTTCGGAGAGCGCGTTCACATCCTCCGGGGCCGTATTGATCAGCGCGAGCCACGGGGCCATCTGGTTTTTGCCGAAGATCGCGCTCGCGGCAGCGATCTGCTCGGACTCGCTCAACCCCGCGAAAGCCTCGTTCAGTTCTTTCTGCACGGTGACGGAGTCTTTCATTGACCCGTCCGCGTTCACGATATTGATGCCGAGGCGTTCCATCCACGTCGCGCCATCTTTCGCTGGCTTTACGAGGCGTGCCATGCCGGTCTTGAGGGATGTCGCAGCCTTGTTCGCGTCGATGCCGTTGTTCGCCATCACGCCCATGTATAGGGCCGCGTCCTCGACCGAGTATCCAGCAGTCGCGAAGATCGGAGCCGCGATGCTCATGGCCTCGGAGAGGCTGTTCACGTCAAGCGCGGAATTATTGCACGCGTTCGCGAATACGTCCGCGTAACGCGCCGCATCGTCAAAGGATCCGTGGAACCCGTTGATCGTCGCGATCAGTCCCGCCGAGACCGTGTCAAGGTCGCCGCCCTCTCCCGCAGCGAGGTTCATCGCTGGCGCGATGGTATTCGCCGCTTCTTCAGCGGAGAGTCCTGCGCGTGCGAAGTTGAGCATCGCGGTCGCCGCGTCGCTCATGCCGTAGGTCGAGTTCGCCGCCGCCTCTTTCATGGCGCGGTTGAGCAGCTGCGCTTCTTCCGTCGAGTTGCCCATAGTGGCGTTGACCAGCGTCATGGTCTTGTCCACTTCTGCAAACTTCGACACCGCCACGGTCGCCGCCGCTACGATGGGAACCGTGAACGCCTTGGTCATGCTCTTGCCGATCCCGGCTATCGCGTCCCCTGTCTTGGTGAGCTTCTTCTGCGTGCGCTTGAGAGCCGCGTCAAGACCGCTCGTGTCGCCCATGATCTGGACGATGATACCCTTGATATTATCGAACATAGTTAGAACCTATCAAAATCGTCTTGGTTAGCCAGCTCCCGCCACTCGCAGCCGTCATTCCCCGACTCGACCAGTATATCGGTCACGTCCCGGTATTCGAGGAGCATCAGGTCGGTTATTCGGAGTCCGACCTGAAGACAGCGCAGAAGAAATAACCCCGTCGTAAAGGGCCGCTCCGTCAGCCTTCCTCTTTTTTTGGCGCACTGGCCCCGCGCTCCTGTGCCGTGTAGATCGCGGCGATGTCCTGCGTCGCGCTCATGATGTCCATCGGCGCGAAGCGTTCGCACCACTTCAGGAAGTCGGCTTCTTTCAGCTTGCACAGATCCTCGAGCGACTTCTCTGCGGTCATCGCCATGATGAAGCCCATCTTCGTGAAGATGAACACGTCGACCGGGGACTCCTGCGTCTTAAGCAGAAAGTCCTCGTTAAAAACCCGCTTATAGAAATAGGGAGATGCCGCGTTAGCGGACATCTCCACTACTTCGGAACCGATAGTCACTGTTCCGTTCATTCAGCACCTCATCAGGTCGTTGCCGTGCCGGTGTAGACTGCGACCTCCCAGTCGCTGTACACGCCCGCGTTGCTGTCCGCGACGGTCTCGGCCTTGACTACGTTCTTTCCGAGGACGGTGTTCTTGACCGTTGTCGCGGTGATCGTGAGGGTCTCCGTCTGCGGCTCGACCGTGTCGGTCTTGGTCGCTCCGGCCTGCGTCGGGCGCGTGACGGTGCAGTTGTACAGGACGTGCTTCGTCGCACGCAGGTCGCCCTGAAAACGGAAGATCAGCGCGAAATGCACAGCCTCCGCTTCGGCGTTCTCGAACAAGATGTCCTTTCCGTCGACGATATAGCCGAGGATGTCTTTCTTGAACGATTCAGGAACGACCGCCATCTCGAAGTCGCCCTGATAGCCCTGATTGGTCGAAGTCACATAGTAGACGATGTTATCCGCGTAAAACGGAGTATTCTCGCCCTGCGGTTCGAGCGACAGGTTGACCGCGCCGGGGATCGGTTTCGGGGATCCGTAGGTCGCCGTGCCGTCGCTGCCAATGGTCGCGACCGCATAGTAGCAGTCGGAAAGACCATACTTGATCTTGTTTGGAGTGTTAGGCATGATTCAATTCTCCTATGTCGTTACTACTGGTTCTTCCGGGGTGATGATCACGTCGGACTCATACACCCGCAGATACATCCGCTCATCGTCCAGATAGTCGCCCTCGGACACCCAGACGATGCCGTTCTCCGCGAGCTTGCTCTCGACAGCTGCCTCCGTCTCGAAGTCGCGGTCAACGGTGTACAGTTCTATCCGCAGACGCTCGATCTTTTGATAGTTCGAGTTGTCCGCTGTGAAATCGGAGGAGTTCCCGCACAGCCAGCAAATGAACGGCGGGCCTTGCAGGGTTGTCTTGAACTCGTTGTACGCGCACGGCAGACCGATCTCCCCGATCATGGTCGCGATCTGTTTATAGGTCATAAGCTCCTCTTGATTTCCGCTACATACTCGTTGATGACCATTTCCTCAACCGGTTTGATGTGCGGTCGCCCTTTGACGAATCCGAACGTCCTGCCTGTGCCGTTTCTGGAAACGTGGCCCTTTTCGAGTAGGTGCGCCAGTTGGTAGTGTGTTTTGTTGTAGACAACGGCAGCGTAGTCCGCGCCGCTCGTGATGGTCTTGAACTTGACCGTCCATCCCTTGCGGTACTTGTTCCCGTTGAACTTCGCTTTCGCATTGGCGCGGATCGCGACCGCTGCTTTGTTCGCGATCTTGCGCGTCGCTTTCTTGACCGACTCCGCGCAGTCATCCTTGTACTCTTCGAGGATCTCGTTGATCGCGCTGTTCAGCCGGTCAAGTGGTACTACCTTGGTTCGGGGCATTCACGACACCGCCCTTTCGCTCCGCGTACAGCTCGATGATCTCGTTCCGGGCGCGGTATGTGCGGTATATCGCGTACCGCTTTCCGTCGTACTCGACGATGCTCTCATAGTGGTAGTCGGGCGCGAACACGCGGAACACCAGTTCCGGGTTGAGACCGTTTCTCCCGCCATCGAAGAACTCCGTGCGCGTCACGCTGTCGACCTGCGCGTATACCTTGCGTGAGGACTCGGTCGGGATCAGCTGCCCGTAATCGTTCGCAGCGAAGCTTTCGTCAACGAGCGTGATCGGCGTTGATCTATCCATTCTACGACCCCCAGTTCGTGAACCCGGTCGCCGTGGAGAGCTGCGCTTTCTGCTCGTCGTAGGATCGCTTCAGTCTGTCGTACTCGTCAGGCTCGCCGAAGTTCGTTTTGCAGTAGGTGATGATCGCTCGGTTCACGATAGGCTCGTCAGCTGACGGGATCGCAACGCCCGCGATGCCCATGTCCTTTTTTGCCGCTTCGATCAGCGTCTGGATCTCCGTATCAAACTCGGTCGTGACTACCCGCATGGCGAGCTTGACCGCATCAAGAGTGACCATTGTCCCGTAACCACCTTTCACGCTCTTCGGGATAAATAACGATATGCCCCACATGACCGAGCCGAACGCCCGGCTCCGCGTAGATCTTGTACCCGGCTTTCTTTGCACGGATGCAAAACGCGAGGTCTTCTCCATACTCGCGCATCGGGAGGAAACAGGTGAAATTCTCCACCTGCACCGCTTTCAGGACTTCCGTATCGATCAGCACAGCCGCGAACCCGCAGCCGTCGATCTCGAACGTGTTGTGCGGATACTCGCCCTCCCAGCGTTGGAGGTTATTGATGTCGAGGTTCTTGAACACGCAGGACGAGTAACCCGGTCTCCTGCTGTGCGCGATCCCCGTCACGAACTTCTTGCCGCTGAAAGACAGATCCTCGAAGATCTCCGGCGTGAAGACCATGTCGGAGTCCAGCCATAGCACCTTGTCGTAGCCCTCATTGATCGCCTTGCACGCGATCCGATTCCTTGCGAGGTACACGAGGGAGCCCGACTCAATGCAGACATCGAAGCTCACGCCCTCGTCCTTTAAGTGCATGACCAGCGCGGTCAGGCTCTTGACGAACTCCGCGTGCATATAGTCGATGCTCGGTATCCCGATCAAAAGCTTCATTTTTTCACCGCCGTTTTTTTGACGGTCTTTTTCGGTTCCTGCTTCGGCTGCTCCTGTGCCGCAATCGGGACAGCCGAGTTCGTGGAGAGCAGGAATCCCGCTTCTGCGGGAGAGACCTCGACGATCTCTCCCGCTTTGTGACGGATCCTGCTATCCCTTAAGAGTAGGACGCGCATCAGGTGGTAGCCGCAGCGGGCTTCTTGATGTTGCAGAACCGTCCGGGCGCGGTGACAGCGTGTGCGGCATACTGCCTACCGACCACCTTGACGATGTCCTTTTCGGCCTCGGAGAGGTCGTCCCACTTGATCACGACCCCGTCGCCCTCCGGGTAATTGACCTGAAGCCCGTTCAGGTCGCCCACGATGGCGTACACCGCGTTGTCGGAGGCGGTGCTGTAGGCCGGGAGCGCGGAGCTGTAGACCACGGGCAGGTTCATGAGCGGATCAGCCGCGAAGTTGCCAGCCGCATACGCCGCGTAGAACGCCGCGTAGGTCGCCTTGTTCATGATCACGACCGGATTGACCGCCTCGTCGGAGAGCTGGCTGAACGCGGTGGCGATGGCAGTGCCGCCCGGAGCCGCAGTGACGGCTGGAACGCCGACAGCGGAGGAGGAGTGCGAAGTCGACGCTCCCGCCACGTCCAGAACGGCGAGGTTCGCCAGCTTGTGGGTGATCTGGTAGGTCAGCTCGTCGTATATGTAGCGCAGGAAAGACTCCCCGCCCATAGCGACGGACTCATCCGAGATCCTCAGGTATTTTTTGACATTCATGGGGATCATTTCCACGATGCCCAGAGACAGGGACTCCTCGGTGTGAGCCGTGGTTCCCTCGGTGTGTGCATACGCGGGATCAGCGGAACGCTCGAAAGCGACCTTGAGGTTGCCGCGCAGGTAGGTCTTACGCACGCGGGACAGGATCGCGTCCTTCTCCCACGCGGTGCGGACGATCTCGTCCACGAACTCCGGCACGGGCAGGTCGCCGCTGGCGTTCTCCGTCAGGAGCGCACGGCACTCTTTCTCGTCGCCGGTCTTGATGAACTTCGCGAACGCCTTGATATATTCGGGCGTGTTGCGGACTTCGAGATTGGTCATGGTCTTTTCCCTTTCTATCTTGTCGATGGTTTCCCCACATCCGTTGGCGACTTCTTCGCGGATCTCTTCGCGCTTCGCCTCGGCTGCGGCACGGCGGTCGATCTCTTCCTTGATCGCCCGCGCTTCAGCTTCGAGAGCGTCCAGATCGGCATCGGGCTTCTCGGACTCGGTCACGATAGCCGCACGCCTCTCCAGCAGCTCCTGCATGGTCTTTTCTTCCATGTGATTACACCTCGCACATAATGCGGATTCGTTTTATCTTCCGCCCCCGCTCGGTGCGCTCGGCGATCTCCTGCCGTACCTCTGCGATGACTCCCTCGCAGTAGCTGCGTACCGAAATTGACGTGCCGGGGTTCGCAGGCAGACTCACCGCCGAAACGTCAAAGAGCTTGGATACCTTGAGTATTCTTCTGTTGATCGTGATGATGCCGGTCTCGCGGTCTTCGGTCTCTGTGCGCTCGTCCTTGGCGACCATGAACCCTTGCGACATCTTGTTCGTATACCCGCCCCGGATCTCGTTCCAGACCTGACGGCCCAGCTCCGTACCGTCGAGCCTCGCCATCATGCGCAGTCCGAACTCGTCCGGCGCGACCGTGAGCGTGCCGTTGGATCCACGGGCGAACACACGCCCCTCGTGGTTGTACTGCATGATCACGTCGGAGAGGTCGCACTCGTCGTATGCGTGCGCGTCGACCTCCTCGGTGACGATGTAGTTCTCGACCCGGAACAGCTCATACGGCTGGTTGAACGTGGTCGCGTAGCCGGTCACGAGCATCTCGTCACCGTCGCCGTCATCGCTAGCTTCCCGGCATTCGATGTTCTTCAGGTCGATGTCCCTGTACTGGCGACCGTCCGAGAGCTTGTCTTCAATCGTTTTGTTCATTGATCCTTTCCCCCGCGTTGTAATATTCACCCCTGATGATCCTGTTGTCGCCGTCCTCGACCGGCGGGAGCTGCCAGATCTCGCGCACGTCGTTGATGCTCATGATTCCCCTGTCGAGCAGCTGCGCAGAGACCTCCAGCTTGTCTTTGTTGCTCATGTACTGCAAACGGTTCGCGGTTGCCATGACCCGGTTGCCGTTGCTCTGCTCGCGGAACGTGAACAGAGTCCGGGTCATGACATCCGAGAACTGAATCGCGAAAGGCTCGATAGCACCCTCGTAGAACGCGGCCCACTCGTCGCCGTAGGCGCGGTTTTCGAGGATCGCCTGACTCACACCGAAGTATTCGCAGACGCTTTCGCGGATCGTCTTGAGCTGGTCGTTATCGATCACCCAAGGCGAAGATTTCACCTGCGTGATGTTCGAGTATGTATTCGGGAACAGGAGCAGACCGCCGCCTTTAGCGTCCTTGGAGAAGTTCTCTTCCGTGAACCGCTTTCGCTCGTTCGCGAGGTCGGAGGCTTTCGCGAAATTCGTCAGCTGCGCCCAAAACCGATAGCTCGCAGCCGACTTCACGCCCTCCTCGATGGCTTGCTTCTGGATATGGATCAAGTCCATCGTCGGGAGCAGTGCGCGGTTCGACTCGCCGAGGAAGTCGTTTTCGTACTGGAACTTCGTGAGTACGCCGCAATAGTCAAGCTCGACCGCCGCCCGCTGATGGTTGCGGAACTCGTACCGCAGGTACGGCGTGTCTTTGTACTGGACGATCTCGCACCGATCAGGCACGGGCGCGAATACGCCGGAGATCTCTCCGTACTGGTCGAAGACCGGGCAGATGAACGCCGTGTTATGGATGTCGAGAACCGTCGACAGTCTGTAAAGGAACTGCCCCCACGTCTGCCACTGGTTCGGCCCGTGCTGGAGCTTCGTCTGCAAGGACGGCTTCGCGGATCCGAGCGTTTCCACCTTGAGCTTGGAGATATGCGTCGCTCGCGCATTGATCGCCGACCGGATTAGCTCACTCTCATAGATCGAGCCGCCGAAGCGCGTGAACGTCGGCGTGTACCCGTTCAGCATTTGAAAACCGCCCGTGTACGCGGACGGTTCTTTCGGACGATTCCCGAAGATTTTTTCAAAGAGTCCCATTCATCAACCCTCGTTCTTTAATTGTTCCCCGATCTCGGCATACCATTTTTGCCGTACCGTCATCGCGTCCAGTAGTGCCGCCATCCCGTCTATGTGCGCGTTCGCGTTCAGCTTCACCAGTTTCCCGCGCCCGCGTTCCACGCTCATCTTGACCGCCGAATCCAGCAGATGGATCTTCAGCAGGTCATTGTCCCCGATGCGGATCCTTCCGTCCTCCAGCAGTCCGTAAAACTCCTGCATGACCCCGTGCAGGTTCTCGCCCTGATACACATCGTCACACTGGAATCCATACGCGGTCAGGTCTTTTATCAGGTACTGCGCCGAGTAGCGGTCATACCCGACCTTAAGCGGCAGGATCTGGAAATCCTCGACCAGCTGCGTAAGCCATTTATAGCAGTCAGCGTAATCGACGTAGTTCTCGCCGCTCGGCGTAAGGAATCCGCGCTGGATGTACGCCCGATACGGCAGGTTGTCCCGCGCAGCCGCATCGTCTATCTTCTCGGACGGGAGGAAGAAGTGCGCGAACACGTTCAGCACGCCGTTCTTCTCGATCACCGCCGTGACCGCCGTCAGGTCTCGCGCCTGTGACAGGTCGATACCGGCGACCGCATACGAATCGCGGAAGTCTTCGGGTCGCAGTGGTTCACCGCACGCAGCTTCGACCAGCTTCGCCGGGAGCCACGCGAGCGAGGAGTTCTGCTTGATGTTGCAGTATTTAGTAATAAACTCGCTCTTTTTACTCCCCGATCCATGCGCTATTGCTATCTCCTCTCGCAGGTAAGAGGAAGATACGGAGACTTCAATATTCGGATTGGACTTTTTTAATTCGTTCATGTCATCCCACTTTTCAAGATCGTCGATCATGTAAAAAGCGGGTAACACTCTTTGTTCTTGCCCCTCTCCAAGCAAGAACCGCGTTCCTCGTTTTATGTTCTCGTCATAAATCGAGTCGTTAATATACCCCGAAGTGCTGCAAGACATTATGATCGACGGGCTTTGGCCCATCTCTCTTGCTCCGCACGCACTTTTCCATACTTCGTATTGCTTTAGCCCTTTATCTCCTGCCCAGCACGCTATCTCGTCGCAGATAACAAGCGACGGATCAAAGCCGTCGCTCTTGCGTTCAGAAAAAGCTACTTTTTTAACTACGCTGTTCGTTGCATCAATAGATATTCCTCTAATGCGCTTTTTCGCATGATGAGAATCATCTACTGACTTTTTATTATGGCCCTTAATGCTTGCTTGTATCTCGTTCTCTTTCCCTATCCATTCTGGGTCTAGCTGAATCATCTGCCAGATATTATCGTAAATAATATCCGCTTGATCTAGCTTCGGTGCTGTGCAGTACACTCTCGCGCCGTACCCGCCATCAACATAAAAAACATACTTCGCAATAGCCGAGGCTAGAAGCGACTTCCCGTTTTTCCTCGCTACAACGAGCATTAACTCCCGAAACTGCCTTTTCCCTGTTTCAGGATCAATCAATCCGAATAAGCAAGCAATAAGTGCCTTTTGCCACAGTTCCAACTTGAAAGGCCCCGGTGCTAGGAACCCCATCGTATGAAAACAATGATTCTCTATCCATTCGATAGCTTTATCAGCCTTTTCCGCGTCGTAGATATACTTCTTCCCGCTTATGCCGTTAATGATCTTCTCGTACAGGAGGCGCACCCACTTCCCTACTGTAACGCTCCCGTCATTGATGGCTTGGTAATATGAATTAATAGGATCCATATCACACCAAGCCTACAGAGTCGCTTTTTTTCGTGTTGCACCAGCGATGAGCTAAACGCACGTTCTCCCATGCGTGTTTACCACCCTTTGATAACGGCACAACATGATCTATCGAGGGAAAATTATTACCGGCTATGAACGCACCTTCACGGACGGTAAAATCGTTATAGTCGCATACCCCGCCGCAGATATGGCAAACGCCATTATCACGCCTGTACACTTTATCAAGTGATATATCTGTATCGACTAACGCACTCTTGATTTTGGATCTTCTCCGTGCATCATGACGCGCATTTTGCGCTTTCTTCGCGCACTCGGTACAACAATACTTTTTGTTGTATGTTTCCTTGCCGCATACCGCGCATTTATGTTTCCTGCTTTCACGAAGAGCGGCCTTTTTAAGTATGCGTTCTTTACGTTTCTCTTCTCGTTCCCGTTGCGCTCTTTCCCGCTCTTCCGCTCTCCTTTCAGCTTTTTCGGAAGTACGTTCTTTCTCGCATCGCTGACACTCAAACCCTTTGTTATGCCGCATAGCATTAACAAAAAAGGTTTTTTCTTCTCCGCATTCAGGGCAAACGCCTACGAAATGCCCGTTATCGATTCTGCGGGCATTGATAAAGCCACGGCTTTCTATCATTCCGATATACTTTGCCGTTGCTGTATCGAACTGTTTTTCGCGAGCTTTCTTCCCGGCTTCTTTAAACGAGCTAGAAGCCTCACCGTGGTTTTTTACAGGTATACCGGCGCATAGCTTTGAAATTAAAGCTTCGCTAATTCCGAGTTCTTCGCTTATCTGTGTATTATTCCATCCCTCTTTGCGTAGCTCCCTAGCCTTTGCTTTCCGATCTTCCTTTTCTTTCTTTATGTCTCGCCCCGCTACAATAGTTTGTCTTACAAAAGTAATATTAAGACCTAACTCTCGCGCAATTTCGACATATGTCCTCTTCCCGTCATAGAGAGAAAGAACTCTCGCCTTTTTCGCATCTGCTGCTCTGTTTCTTTCTTCCCGTAAATCACCGGATTTATATATGCCGAGCTTAATACACACATGGCGAACCGCATCTTTCGTCATGCCGTACTTTTCAGCCGCGTCTTCCCATGTAAACCCATTATCAATGTCTACAGATATACTTCTATTGCGTTCGTTAATCTCTTTCCGAGTCATAAATGCCACCTTTCGCATTTTGCCTTAAAGGATTTAGCGGAGAAACGGCTAAGGCTTGCCGCTTTCGTGTAGCTATCACTATCTCCGCTAAACTTCGACTAAAGGGGGGGTACGTTTTTTCGTGAG